TGCTGCAGAGTCAACTTCTGTCTCTAAAGAGGCTGAGGCTTAGGCCCCAGGCCCCCGCATATATATGAGAAAAAAGGTAGCTGTGTGACTCACATTATTTATTGTCTATTGCATAGTTTCATCACCTCAGTGATTCTTGGCAGTTTGCCACCTGGCTGAATCAGAGTGTGGAGCAGCTGCTGCGTGACCTGGAAAGCTGTCAAACCACGGAAAAGAGCGCCAAGGCAACCAATAGACTTTGGCTCTGTGCCCCTAGGCACACCTTACTTCCGGATATTATATAGACCATAATATTTAGTCAGCTGAGAGTAGTAACTTCGGCAGCGAGCCAACAACAGCATTATGTAAGTAAATGGGACTTTTAATATCTGTATTTCTAGATTTATTAGATTTAGTAGCTATTACAAGTTTTGATGTAGAAGCTATAGTTTCAGGTGATGCTGCTGCCATTGTAGCTAGTCAGATAGCTGCTCAGACAGTTTTAGAATCAGCTGAATTAACAGAAGTATTATCATCTTTTGGTTTAACTGAAGCTTCCTATGCTGCCTTAAGTGCTTTTCCAACAGCTTTTCAAGAAGCAGTAGATAATGTCTTATTATTACAGACATTGTCAGGATTGTCTAGTTACATTGCTGTAGGTATACAGTTACAAACTTATGAAATTCCAGATACTAACATGGCCCTTCAAATATGGACACCAGATATTTTAGATGAAATCATACCTGGATACAGACAATTTCAATATTATTTGGATGTTTTATCAGGTTGGGGCCAAAGCCTTGTAAGAACAGTAGGTAGAGCCTTTTGGGAAGCTGTTATTGATGAAACAACATCTAGATTACAACAAATAGGTTCCTCAAGCTTACAGGCCGCTGAAAATGCAGGACTACAAACTGTGGAAAATGTTAGACAAGCTATTGTTACTGTTGTTGAAAATGCTAGATGGGCTATTAGAACTCCTGTTAATATTTATGGGTCTTTATCAGATTATTATTCTAGACTTCCAGGGTTAAATCCAGCTCAACTAAGAGAATTAAATTCCAGATTACAGTCAAGTGCTCATAATATACAAGTAGATTCTTACAGTGTTCCTGATTCTCTTAGTGGTCAGTATATTGAAAGACCACAAACATATTCAGGGATTAATATGAGACCAGTACCAGATTGGCTATTACCCTTAATTCTTGGCATTTTGGGTGATTTATCTCCTTTCTTTGAGGAAATAGTGGAAGAAGTTGAAAATGGCTCCAAAAAGAAAATCTAGATGCACCTCACAGACATGTCCAATGGACACCTGTAATCCTAGGAGGAGAAGATGTGAATATGATCCGTGCCAAAAGTCTGTCTGTCCCCCTCCAAAACCTTTACCTCCTCCAACATGTGTTCCTAGAATTATTGCTAAGGGTGGAATGGAAGTTTTAGACATTCAAGTAGGCCCTGATGCAGTACTAACAGTAGAAGCTGTTCTTCAGCCTCGAATGGGAAATAATGATCCAACCAGTGCCTGGTATGGATTTAGTGATCCAGTCACAGTGACAGCAACTCCTGCTGCTCCAACTTTACCCACATATAGTTTTGCTAAAATAAATCTTCCACCATTAAATGAAAATTTAACGTGTGACACATTAACTTTATGGGAAGCTGTTTCTTTAAAAACTTCTATTTTAGGGATATCAGTTTTAATCAGTGGCCATACTCCTGGCACACCACCAGCTGACAGAGCACCAGGAACTTTAATAGAGGGGCCTTCGTTCCACTTTTATAGTGTAAGTGGTCAGCCCCTGGATTTACAGTACTGTGCACCAGTTATAACAGTCCAGTACCCTGAAACTATGGGCAGATTTCAAAATTTTACTGGAGTACAGCAAACATATGATTCCACATATAAAGGAGTTTTAGATAAAGATGGACATTACCCAGTAGAGGCCTGGTTTCCTGATCCTTTTAAAAATGAAAATGGAAGATATTTTTGTACTCTCACAGGAGGGGCAACAACTCCACCAGTTTTGAATGCTACTAACTCTGTCTCTACAGTACTTCTAGATGAAAGAGGTGTTGGAATATTATGTAGAGGCGATGGACTTTATTTGGGATCTGCTGATATTTGTGGATATTTTCAAACAGATACTGTGAATGAGAAAAGGCTCAGAGGCCTAGCCAGACATTTTTCTGTAACTTTAAGACAGAGAAATGTCAGAAATCCTTATCCCTTAAATACACTGCTATCATCCCTATTAACAGCCCAAATGCCCAGAGTATCAGGACAACCTATGCAGGGGTCTTCTTCTCAAATGGAAGAAGCTACTATTACAGATGGCTCAGAACCCTTACCTGGAGACCCCACATTAAGAAGGACTTTGGATGCTAGATGTTGTCAGGGTTGCCCAGTAGCTGTTAATCCCTTAAATCCCCCACCAAAAGACGCAGATCCAACAGATGGTGCTTAAGCCTTTATTCATTGTCAGAATCTTGTGTACAAAATGCTGAATCTTGTGTTTCATTATTTTCTGTATCTTCACATATTAAAATATTTTTCAAAGGATCTTCTCCATTCTGAATATTTTTTTGCATATCATGGAACATCCCAATAGAAACATACTTGGTAAGAGTTTCTTTCCACAGTTTTACATCCTCATGAATAGACGAATGAAACACTTTTACAGGTTGCCACCACATCAACAACATCAGTAAAGTTTTTCCACTTTGTACAATTCTTCTGTGCAATAATTCATTATTTACTTCTAAAGATTTTTTTAAATAATGCTTTGGTCTAAAATTTATAACTTTAACCATTCTTGCCAAAATTGTTAGGGGAACATTATATTCATTCATTGTTATTATTCCAGGAGGAAAAATTTGGCTTCTTTTATTTAAATGTTTTTTTTCTAAATTAACTTTAACACACCCATCTAAATGATCTCTAAGGCTGTCCAGATTATTCATACCCATACCACTGGTCAAGTTAGTTTTTCCCTCAGTTTGACCTTTGACATCTTCAAACACAACCATGAACTCATCTATTGCACAGCCCAATTCAAAATTAACTTTTTCTGGAGGACAGTTGATATTTAAGGTTCTACCACCTAATAAATCTAATATAGCAGCTGCTACAGTTGTTTTTCCACTATTAATAGGTCCTTTAAAAAGAAAATATCTTCTCTTTGGAGTATTTATAACCATAGTTCTAATAATTTCTAATACTATGTCATCAAAATGATTGAAAAGTAAAGATAGCCATGCAACACCAGCCATGTATCTTAGAATTTCAACTTCTCCTGCAATATCCTGCATTTCTTTCAGTACTTGTTTGAATCTTATTACAAGTAAGTCTTCTCTGGTACTTTCTAATATTAATACCCTTCTTTTAGCACAAACCCAGTCACAGGCCTGCTGACACAGCGTTTTTTGTGTTTTACTATCTCTAAACAGTTTTGCATTATTATATTCTTTTTCATGAAACTGACTGTGGTGTTTTAGCTCAGTTCTACATTTTTCACAATTGTCTGGACTCTCTGAAAAATCCAAATATATTCCCATTAAAAGCAATGGATCCTCACAGTTAAATTGCACTGCAAATTCACATATTTGTTGCCAGTTTACTGTGGGTTTAGAATTTTCTTGTTCCATAAATTCTGCCTGACTAAGTCCTTCAGGCCTGGATTGTTTTGTTACAGCAAAGGGAGATGAACACATTCTATAATAGCATTCATAGGGTTTCAGACAAGATTTCACTAAAACAAAACTAATAGAACATAAAGCAGAGCAAAAATTTTTTAAAGCACTCACTCTATGTTTTCCAGCCAAAATCATAAATAATAAACAGCATGTATTGTAACTATGGCAACTTATAAACATAGACTTAAATTTAGGTCCTATAACAGTATACAATTCATTCCCTTTTTCCATAGTTGTGTATATACAAAAACAGTTAGAAGTTTTATTACTAAATACAGCATGACTTAAAAAAGTCTCTAATTCAGCAGGAAAATCTGTTGGATCTGCTGGCTTATTTTTCTTAGGTGGTGTTGAATTCTGAGTAGAAGAATCAGGAAATTTTCTTTTTTGGGATGCAGAGGTCCCTTCATCATCACTGCAGTTAAAAGATTCATTGCAAGTTAAATCATCTTCAAAAGGTTGATTAAATTCTTCCCACCATTGCTCCCAAGCAGGAGTACCATATTGTCCGCCCTAAAAAGAAAAACTTACCAGATTTAGTTGTTTGAACATCAATAAATCCAGGTCAAGATTGTACATCACATGTTTCCAAGCATGAAGGCTAGCTTTGGTAAGATCACATCCAAACCAAAGTAAAAAGCAGTCGAAGCAATAGCATTCTCCCCAAGTGACACAAGGCTTGTTTCTAACTTTTTTTATCTCATCATGTTGTCTTTTTAAAATGCAGCAAACACACTGGCAGAAAGTTCTATATCTGCATTTTGCACAGGTAGGCCAAATAAAAATTACTTTGCTTTCAAATTGTGGACCAAGCAATTCACCTAAAGTAAAAGTATCAGTTAACAACAACATTCTTACCGGCGGATACATATTTTCATTTTCATTTGAACTTCGCAAATTTTGCAAAGTATTTTGCATTCTGGAATATAATTCTGTCATTCTTTTCATAGTTTCTTCATTGCCTCCTTTATCTGGATGATAAATTTTAGATTTCTGTCTAAATCTGTATGTAATAAGGGGTACATTACCCCAGGAATCTTCTGGAAGCCCCAGAAGACCCATAAGCTCTTTCGCTTCTTGCCTAGAGAGAGCTTGATCCAT